TCAGCCTGCGCGGGTGGCGAGCAAGTATTGATGGATCTGCGGGCGCAATTTAAGACTGCGAGGATAGTTGGATGAATAAGCACACACCTGAGATTATTTCTTTCGTCTGGTCCAAGTCAGAGTACGAGCGCGTTGCAGCTCAAGCCCGCATGATTCTCTTTGCGCCTGAGTTGCTGCAAATGCTGCAAGAGATTGTCGGCAAAGGTCTTTTGAACGGCGCAATGCTGAAAGACGCCAGCTCCATCATTGCCAAGGCTACTGGAGAGCAAGAATGACTGACCGCGAATTACTTGAACTCGCCGCATTCGCGGCGGGTATTAAAACTAGCCTACACAAAGAAACCGATAGTTTATGGATTGATGGGCCGAGAGTGTGGAACCCACTTACTGATGATGGAGATGCGCTGCGGTTGGCGGTGAAGTTGAAGATGGTTATCGATACAGATTGGAACGGAGGAGCAAACGCAGGGAATGCCGCCATTGATTTTGCTGAGCCTGAGTACGGCTACCAAGAAGCGCAAGGAAAAAACGACCCCTACGCCGCCACCCGCCGCGCCATCGTCCGGGCTGCGGCTGAGATTGGAAAGGGAATGAAATGAACCGCGAAGAAATCATCAAGCTGGCGAGGGAGGCTGGCTTTGAATCAAATTCATTAGGTGTGACTTATACGAGTGGCTGGCTACCTGATTTGCTCGAACGCTTCGCCGCCCTTGTTGCCGCAGCAGAGCGCGAGGCGTGTGCAAAGGTGTGTGAGGATGAATCTCGCCGGGCAAAGTGGAATTGGGACAACGACATTTCAGGCAACAAACCATTCTGGAATGGCGGTGAGCAACTGGCATCAAGCTGCGCCGCAGCGATCCGAGCAAGGGGGAAAGCATGAGCAAACTCAAAACGCTGACCATCCCTGACCACCACAAGATACAGGCCAAGGCGGTGCTGAACGAGGCTGCGGACGAGCTACCAGACAGCGTGATCGTGCTGTGCTTTTGGAAAGACCGGGGCCAGTTCAAGATCAAAGTGTCCACCGTGCCAGACCGGCTCATGCTGATCGGTGCGCTGGAGGAAGCGAAGAACAAAGTCATAACGGATGGGTACGCATCATGAAGCCATTAAGCAATCTACATGCCATCTTGCTCAAGCACGAGCAGGCCGTCATTGAGGTGATGAAGGAGTTGTCTGATGAGCGTGATCGTGCAGCCGCTGCCGAGCGCGAGGAATGCGCGAAGGTGTGTGAGGCAGGCATTGATATGTGGCCCAACGAGTATCACAAAGAGTGGAACGATGCCTGTGAAAACCGCGCAGCCGCCATCCGAGCAAGGGGAGAAAAGTGAATGAGTTGGCTCTTTTCGCAGGCGCTGGTGGAGGAATACTTGGGGGAAAACTTCTCGGATGGCGAACAGTTTGTGCAGTTGAATGGGAAGCCTATCCAGCAAGCGTACTGTGCGCCCGACAAAATGACGGACTTCTCCCGCCTTTCCCAATTTGGGATGACGTTCAAACCTTTGACGGAAAACCTTGGAGAGAAATTGTTGATGTTGTATCTGGAGGATTTCCATGCCAAGACTTGTCAGCCGCAGGGGGGGGGGCTGGCCTTGACGGAGAGCGAAGTGGATTATGGAAAGAGATGGGGAGGATTATTGGCGAAGTTAGACCAAAATTCGTCTTTGTGGAGAATTCCCCAATGCTCGTTAATAACGGACTCGACAGAGTGCTTGCAGACCTTTCCAAACTGGGGTTTGATGCGAGATGGGGTATTGTGGGAGCAGACTACGTTGGCGCACCCCACAGAAGGGAACGATTTTGGTTGGTGGCCCACTCCCGTAGCCTCAGACTACATGACTGGTCAAACAAACGGCATAACTTACACAGGCAAAAGATTTGTGAGGACAAGTCAAAAAACTGGCACGGAGTTTGGAGCGAAGCTAACAAGTGCTTATCGGTTGATGACTGGAAAACATTTGCCAGCGAATTTCTCGGAGTGGATGATGGGTTGGCCTCTCGATTGGACAGAGTTAAAGCCTGTGGAAATGGGCAAGTTCCAGAAGTGGCGGCAACAGCATGGAGAATTTTAAGTGAGCCACTATGAAGCTATGAAACTACTAGACAAGGTGCGTGAAGGTATCCCATACCCTCTACACCTGATAAACAAAGCATTGGAATTAACTGGTGACTTGGAGGTTATAAATGACTGAGTACACGCAAGAATTAGTAAAAAAGCATATTCGGTATGAAAACGGAAATCTTTATTGGATTGATTTTTCTATAAGACCAACTGCTAAAACAGGGCCGATTGGATACAAATGTAAAAGTGGCTATGTACTTATAAAGTTTATGAAAAAAACTACAACAGTTCATAGGATTGTTTTTTTATATCATCATGGTTATTTACCAAAATGTATAGACCATATAAACGGCAATAAATCAGATAACAGAATTGAGAATTTAAGAGACGCTACTCATTGTCAAAATATGATGAATATTGGTAAAAGTTCATTAAACAAATCTGGATACAAAGGAGTTTCTTTTCAGAAAACAAGTAAAAAATGGATTGCACAAATTAAGCAAAACAAAAATATTTTTTATTTGGGATTGTTTGATTGTCCTAAAAAAGCGTATGAAGTCTATTGTAAAAAAGCATTGGAGTTACATGGTGAATTTGCAAACATTGGATAAAAATGGGCTTCAGCAGACGTAACCTAGAAAACCCAAACGATAGGGTAATCCTTGAGCAAGCAGAAGCAAGGGAACTCTATCGTACTTGGGAGACAAACAAAGATAGAGACTTTGTGCGTGGTCGGCTAGAGAGAGCAGAACGAATCTATGGCTCTGGTGCTAGAGACAGGATTCGTACCTACATGAACAGAATTAAGGATGGGACACTCGAATGAGAGTTTTAGTTGCTTGCGAATACTCTGGAACAGTAAGAGATGCTTTTATTGCTTTAGGGCATGAAGCAATGTCATGTGACTTGCTGCCAACAGATGTTGAGGGCCCACATTATCAAGGTGATATTTTTGATGTTCTTGATGATGGTTGGGATTTAATGGTTGCTCACCCTCCATGCACTTACCTTTCAAATGCTGGCGCAAGACATTTATATCCTAAAAAGTTTTTAAACCAACAAAGGTATGAACAAGGATTAGAAGCAAAACAATTCTTTATGAAACTGTTAACTTGCAACATTAAAAAAATCTGTGTTGAGAATCCAGTTCCATCGTCAATTTTTGGTTTGCCTAAATATCACCAAGTCATCCAACCCTATGAATTCGGTCATCCTTATCAAAAGAAAACTTGTCTTTGGTTAAAAAACTTACCGCCATTGATGGCGACTATGTATGTGCAAAAACAAGAAAGCACTAAGGTTGTTGGGAATTGGTTTAATGCTGGCGGCAAAGATAGACAAAAGAATAGGGCAAAAACCTTTGAAGGTATAGCTACAGCAATGGCAAACCAATGGGGTGCAGTATGAGATACGCAGCTAGGGTAGATGCTAACCAAATGCAAATAGTGAGTGCATTAAGGGCAGCAGGGGCTTATGTATGGGTGATTGGCCTACCTGTTGATCTTTTGGTTGGCTACAAAGGTCACACGTTCTTGGTAGAAATCAAAACAGACTCTAAAAAGCGTTTAACCAAGCTACAAGCCGATTTTTTCGAGAATTGGTCTGGTAGTACCTTGTCAAGAATAGATAGCCCAGAAGCGGCATTACGAATGATCGGAGTAGTCAAGTGAAAGCACCTTACAAAGCAATTGAGTTTATTTTGGAACAAGCCCCTCGTTTTGCCGAGGCAAAGGCTCAACGTGTGTATATCGAGAATTTCCTTAGAACAAAAAAAGCCCTATTGATGAAAGAAGCTATGGCCAAAGGAATTGACTCTGGTGTAGCACAAGAGCGTGAGGCTTATGCACACCCAGAGTACCAAGAACTATTGCTAGGCTTGCAAGTGGCTACCGAGCGTGAGGAAGCCCTTAAATGGAAGCTGATTGCCGCCCAGATGAAGTCAGACATCTGGCGATCAGAGCAAGCAAGTGAGCGTCTTGGCGTAAAAACCACAGAGTAGGGAAAGTACCTAGACAATTGTGTTTAGAAATCTATACAATCACAGACAGCCCAAGCAATTCGCAAGGGTACTTTTAAGGATAAAGAAATGCAATACAAATTTGACACAACTGTTGGTGAAGGCTCTGTAATCGTTACTGTCGTCATGGAGTACGAGCAAGACGAAGAAGGCATTTATAACGAGAACATCGAAGATGTGATCTACGAAAATATTTCGCTGATGGGTATCTTTACTGCTGAACAGTATCGTGATTTAGAGATCGAAGGCTCTATGCGTCTTTCTAAGCACATCTTAGATGAGGCAGACCATGCCAAAACTGTTGACTACGATATGAGGTGCGTCTAATGCTTTTAGGCTGCAAACCATCGCATCCAGACGCAAAGTGTGCAAACTGCAAAAGGCCATTGTCTGAGCATAAAACGACAGTTCATGTCATTAACAGCAAAGACAAGGCTTGTATTTACATCCCAATATCTTTACAGGTGAAGGTATGACTAAAGATGAAATCATTGAGATGGCTAATGAAGCGGGATTTTTTCTAAACATAGATTGTCAAATTTGTGGCTTTGAAAAATTTGCTCAACTAGTAGCACAGCATGAGCGTGACGTTATCAGCGATGAATGGTGGTCATGCTACCAGTCAGACCTTGAAAATGGCGTTAAATCATTGAACGAATATGAAGCTAAAAAGTTTGCAATAACTTATCCAGAACTAGCAAAGTTTGGTTCATGGCTAGAAGCAAGGGGACAAGCATGACTCAGACTGAAGCACTCAAATTAGCATTGGATGCGTTGGAATACACAGGTTTGAAATGGCCTCAAGTTGAAGAAGCCATCACCGCCATTAAAGCCGCACTAGAAGCGAAGGATACTTTAAAGTGGAAATTGCGAGGGCATACAACGCTTGACACATTGCAAAATGAAAAAATTGCAGAATCTTTTGGTTGGGGGAAAGGAGAATCGTATGACGATTGCATTTGTTGTTCAGCATTTAATCTTCACGATTTTGCAGAAGCAATTAGATTTGATGAAAGAGAAAGACTTGTTGGAAAAACACAAGAACCTGAACCTGACAAGTCAAGCCTGTTTAGTTATAAAACCTTGATTGCTTATGCCGCATCGTGTGTTGCTGAGGCTTTATCGGATATCCGCCAACAATCACAACTAGAAGAGAAAGATGAACCTGTGCTATGGCGCAATGCCGCAATCAGACTTGGCGAGGAGCTGTCCTCTGTTGGGCCTAATGGCTACTACGACATGAGTGCCAAGGAATGGCTTGATTGGGCCATGGAACAGAACCCAAGGGGCAAATATTCATTACCGCAGCGCAAGCCGTTGTCGGATGAGGAGATCAAAGCGCTCGATTACAGCGGAACACGCATCGAGTTTGTCCGAGCCATCGAAGCCGCACACGGCATTAAGGGGGAAGCATGAAACAACTGATTGAAGACCTTATTAGCGCATTGGAATATCATGTTGAGCAGACAAGACCAATTTACAGCACCACTGTTGCACTTCAAGCCGCAAGAGAGGCGCTCAAGGCGCTCCAACCACAGCGCACATGGGTAGGGCTGACGGATGAGGAGATTTCTGACTGCATGGAAATGAGCATACAAAAAACTTGTCGTGCCATTGAAGCCAAACTCAAGGAGAAGAATGGCATATAATGAAACGCAAGGAGATTCATTATGAACATTGAAGCAATGATTTTTGAACGGCTTATGTACACACCTCAAGATGGGAAAGTTTGGTGGGTCAATCATCCAAGATGGCCGTCATATAGTGGCAAGGAGGCTGGCAATATGATGCAGACCGGATATCGAAAACTGAAGTTTTGCAACAAACAATACTTGGTTCATCGTATTGCTTGGCTTCTCCATCATGGTTTTTGGCCTATTGGTGATATTGACCACATAGATGGCAACCCATCAAATAACAAAATTGAAAATTTACGGGATGTTCCTCATAGCGTAAACATTCAAAACCGCAAGTCGGCTACCGCAAAAAATAAGACGGGATTTTTGGGGGTTGTGAAGCGTAGAAACAAATATGCCGCCCACATTCATAAAAATGGCAAGCAAATCTATTTGGGTTTGTTTGAAACGCCAGAACTTGCGCATCAAGCATATAAGGAGAACACATGACTGAATGGACTCCAGAGGAAGACGAGGCTTTCAACATGGTTGAGAGAAACAGTAACCTTGGTAAACAGATATTAAGAGCAAACAAATCTAGTGGCATGGACTGTTGCACTTACGACTGTACCCAAGGAAGAAACTGTCCAGTACGAAATAAGACTTTAGATGAGGTAGCCCATGAGTTCAGTTTAATGAAGTCATTTGGTGATACTGCACAGAGTTTTGCTGCTTTTGTAAGGGGGATGAAAAAATGACAAAAACAGAAATACTAGATCATTTTGCGGTAAACGCAATGCAAGCATTAATTGAAAAAATGGGAGTTACAAACCCTTTTGCCATGGCTCAAACTTCTTATCGTATGGCTGTAGAAATGCTTGAGCATCGTGAGCGTATTTTGAGAGAGTGGCAAAAAGAACAAGAGATGCAACACAAACAGCAAAACTCTGACATTAAAGACCTTGATTTGCCGATTAGGTATCACCGATGTTTAGTGTCAGAGAATATCTTAATGAAACAAGATCTTTGCAACTGGACAGAACGAGAAGTAAGACGAATTCCAAATCTAGGCGTAAAAGGATTGCAATTTGTTAAAGAAGCAATGGTTTTGCATGGATTGAAATTTAAAGGACAACAAGATGCTTGAACAAAAAAGGGACGCACCCAATAACCCTCCATATTGGGTATGCACTAACTGTAAATGGGCTTTTGAGGCATTACAAGCCGCAAATAGACATAGATGTAACAACCAAGATAAGGAAGACAATGGGCAAAGGTTCTACTCCAAGAAAATTCTCAGTAACTAACGAAGAATATGCAAACCGATGGAACGCCATTTTCGGAAAAGATAATGACTCGCAAGAAAACAAAGAGAAAGCATTGGAATCTGGTGAATCCGATATCTCATGCCCTAGTGGGGGCATCGATAACTCAGAGGGACAAGCTGGACAAACTCAGACTCCTTGAGTACTCAGCATTAGACGCAATGACAAAAGGCTCTGGAACTATCCTAGACTGGCGTACCTTGGTAGATGTTCTAAATTTGTCTGAAATGATGGGAAAGAATGGAGTAGGCCCAGAGGTGCTACCTATTTGCCAAACAGCACAGGATAGCCTCCACAAAGCCGCCTTGCGCTACCAAGAGACAAAGAAGATGGGATTAGATGGGCAAGGTATAAAAGCCATCAGAGAATTGATTGAGTATGCTGATTTGCAACAGGGAAGTATCTCAAGATCAGAGTTTGAGAGATACATTCAGAAAACAAAAGACTACATAAAGTCAAATGGGAATCTGGTGGTAGAGATTGAATAACAAACTTTCTAGTCGTGAAAGACTACACCTCGCAAGGGTTAAAGAGATGCCTTGTGGGGTCTGTGGTCAGGCAGGGCCATCAGATGCTCACCACATTGAGCAGCACCAGCAGTATCTTTGTATTCCGCTATGTAAGGACTGCCATCAGGGTAGCCACAATGGAATTCATGGACAAGCAAGAATCTGGTCGGTTTATAAACACACAGAAATGTCAGTTTTAAACGAAACCCTGAGAAAGTTGATAGGATAGAGACACTCGTTGCCATGAGTTTTAGAGGGCTTGTATGCCCTCTTTTTTTGTGCGAAAATAGTACAAACTCCATGAGGATTGCCATGACAGGCTTGCTAGAACCATCCGTTAAGATTGAAATTGAGATACAAAGCCAAGAGAAAAGTGGCAAGGCTTGTCCTGTTGCTACAGGTGATGTAGAGGTCAATCTTGAGAATCGTCAGAAGGCCATCGACAAGGCTAACTATGGCCCAATGAACCCCAACGAAGCAAACATGGATTACTGGCGTGAAATCAGTAAGACTTGGAGAAACTCACCAGTTCAGGCTAAGAAGTCTCGCTGTGGTAACTGTTCAGCCTTTATCCAAACACCAAAGATGCTTGCTTGCATTGAGTCAGGCTTGGAGATGAATGGCGAGGAGATGGATGCTTGGGAAGTGATTGACGCTGGTGACTTAGGTTACTGCGAAGTATTCGATTTTAAGTGTGCTTCCAAGAGAACTTGTGAGGCATGGATTGCAGGTGGGCCAATAACCGAGGATGAATATGATGGGAACGACAAATCAGCAAGCTCTGGAAATGATGCAGAAGTTGATGCAGAAGAAGCCTAAACCCATGCCTGTGCGTGGTGAGCGTACTGCAAAGAACAAAGCAAAGAAGCCTAAAAAATGAAGGGCCTCTACGCTAATATCAATGCCAAACAAGATCGCATCAAGGCGCAAAAGGCTGCTGGTAAGACTCCAGAGCGTATGCGTAAAGTTGGCTCGAAGGGTGCGCCAACTGCGGATGCGTTTAAGCAAGCGGCTAAGACTGCTAAAAAGAAATGATTAAGCGAGGCTCAGAGCAGTTTTCTGGCTATAACAAGCCTAAGAGAACTCCTGACCATCCAACCAAGTCTCACGCTGTTTTAGCGAAGTCTGGTGAGGATGTGAAGCTGATTCGTTTTGGTCAGCAAGGCGTAAAAGGTTCTGCCGATGGCACGAAGCGTAACGAGGCATTTAAGGCTCGTCATGCGGAGAATATTGCCAAGGGTAAGATGAGTGCAGCATATTGGGCTAATAAGGTCAAATGGTAATTAACTGGAGAATTTAAATGAGTAAACTTGCTCGTGACGACAATGGTCAACTGACCCAAATTTATACACTTGGTACAACCCAAGTTATGACTGTTACTGCTTCTAGCGTTCAGTCCAATGCTATTGCTTCTGATTGCACAATCATTCGCTTGGCAGTAGGTAGCGCATCACATTGTCACTTTCAGATTGGCTCAAACCCAACTGCATCATTGACAACAAGCCCTATGGCTCCTGCAAACTCTGTTGAATACCTAAAGGTTAGTGGTGGCGATAAGGTTGCTGTTATCCGTGGCGCTACTGCTGTTGATATTTCAATATCACAGGTGGCATGATGAAAATGACTAAAGCTGGTCAGAAAAAGGTTGGCAAGGTCATGGGTGAGTACAAAGAAGGCACTCTGCACTCTGGTAAGGGTGGCAAGGTTGTCAAGAACCCAAAGCAAGCTGTTGCCATTGCTCTTAGTTCTGCTAAAAAAGTAATGAAAAAAGGCAAGTGATATAATAATTCTGCTTAATGTGAGCAGATACTAACCTTGACCAACCCTAGAGGAGTCAAACAAAATGAACGAGCAAAGTGCCAGATGGTACGTCTATGAACTCATCAATCCAATCAATGGAAAGGTGTTTTATGTAGGCAAAGGAACTGGTAACAGAATAGACCAGCATGAGCGTGAAGCCGCTAAAGGGGTATGCTCGAAAAAATGTAATAAAATCAATTACATAATTAAGCGTGGTTTCAAAATAAAGAAGCAAAAAGTAGCATTATTTTGGGATGAACAAGCTGCTTATGACCATGAGACTGACTTAATTGCTCACTATGGTTTATCTAATCTCACAAACATCATGGCTGGTGGTCAAACCGCATTTGATAGACGCTTAGTTGAGCGTAAGACTCGAATCAAAGAGCCTCAGTTTTCTTTATCTGATTGGCTTGAAAAGAAAAAGCCAGATCATCCTACATTTAGCCGTTTTGCTGAATGGTTTAAGACTGGGATGTACACAGGCAAGAAAATATCTGTAAGTAGCGAAAACCCCAAACTTACATATCATTGTGTAGCTACAGAGATTGTCTATAACAAGATTCTTCCATTCTTTTGGGAAAAGATTAAACAAGACGATATAGCCATTGAGATATTTACTCAAAGGATGAAACATCACAATGTGGAGTTGGTATATGGCGGCTAGAAAACGAAAGGTTACTTTGAGCGATTCATGGAAAGATGGAATCAAAGCCTCTGTGATTATGGGGCGTTTGTATAACCATGTTCAAGGCGAAACAGAGATGAGTCAGAGTCAAATAAAAGCGGCTCAGATTATTCTTTCAAAACTTGTTCCTGATCTATCTCGTGCTGAGATTGCAGGTGATTCTGATAAGCCAATTGAGCATAAAGTCACATGGGCGAAGTAATCGAAATCCCTTATGCACCAAGGGAACACCAACTAAAGGTTCACGAGTTACTAGATGGCAATAGGTTTGCTGTCGTAGTGGCTCATAGACGTTTTGGAAAGACTGTTGCTGCCCTCAATCACCTAATCCGTGAGGCGGTGCTAAACCAACAAGAGACACCTAGATACGCTTACATTGCTCCTACATATGGACAAGCTAAAAGGGTGGCATGGGATTACTTAGTTAAGTACACACAGCCTCTGGGTGGGACTAGCAACATCTCAGAATTAAGGGTTGACTTCTGGGGTAGACGCATCCAGTTATATGGCTCAGACAATCCTGATTCCCTGCGAGGTCAGTTTTTCGATGGGGTAATCATTGACGAGGTAGGCGATCAGAACCCTAAGATATGGACTGATATCGTTCGCCCTGCCCTGACAGACCGCAAAGGTTGGTGTCTATTTATTGGGACTCCAAAGGGACACAACCACTTCAAAGAACTGCGAGACAGGGCTGAGAAAGAGGATGGGTGGGGTTTGCTAGAGTTTAAAGCCTCTGAGACAGGGGTGGTGGATGACACAGAACTGAAGGCGGCTCGTAATGAGATGGGTGAGGATAAGTATCGCCAAGAGTTTGAGTGTAGTTTTGACGCTGCCGTAGAGGGTTCTTACTATGGGCAAATCCTCAACGAGTTAGAAGACAAGAAGCATATGCAAGAGATTCCTTGGGAGGAACTCAGCAGAACCTTTACAGCTTGGGACTTGGGAATGGGTGACTCTACTTCTATCTGGGTGGCTCAGTTAGTAGGCACAGAGATCAGATTGATCGACTATTACGAGAATCATGGGGTAGGCTTAGATCACTATGTGAAGTGGATTAAAGATAACGACTACTCAAAAGCTGAACACATCTTGCCCCATGACGTTAGGGTTAGGGAGTTAGGCACAGGTAAGAGCAGATTAGAGATGCTTGAGGAAGCTGGACTAGAGATCAAGATAGCACCCAGAATGAGCCTAGACGATGGTATTCAGGCTGTAAGGCGTATTCTACCGAGGTGTTGGTTTAACGTGCCAAAGGTACAGACAGGATTAAACTGCCTGAGAAACTACCGCAGAGACTACGATGAAAAGCGTAAGATATTCTATGAAAGACCACTACACGATTGGTCTAGTCATGGAAGTGACAGTTTCAGATACTTAGCCCTTGGACTTGATGAAGGTCATAGTACTTGGTCTAAACCGATTAACAAAGCACCGAAATGGATTGTGTAATGTATGTAGAACGCCAAGGGGTTAATTTTGCCCCTAAGATAAAAGAACTTGAAAACCGCATTGAGATGTTGGAAAATGTGATAAAAGAGTTAAAATCGGATAAACCCCGAATGGGTCGCCCTCCAAAGGACAAACATGGCACAGAACGAATTGTTGTCGATAATTCAAGCGGAAATTGATGACTCGATTGGCTACATCGAAAGCGAGACTGTAGAGCAGCGCAAACAAGCACTAGAGGCTTACTTACGTCAACCTTACAATAATGAAGTCGAGGGAAAGTCTCAGATCGTTACAGGTGAGGTAGCCGAAGCAATTGATGGTGCTCTACCCTCCTTAGTTCGCATCTTTACAGGCTCAGACAATATTGTTGTTTTTGAGCCACAAGGCCCTCGTGATGAAGCCTCTGCCAAGCAAGCTACAGACTACTGTAACTGGGTATTCAACAGGGATAACGAAGGTGTAGCCATTCTGCATGATTGGTTCAAAGATGCTTTGCTTCAGAAAAATGGCGTAGTTAAAGCCTATTGGGAAGACAAAGAAAACATTACCAAAGAGCGTTACTTCAACTTGTCTAACGATGAGTTGGCAATGCTTATGTCTGACGACTCAATGGAGATTGTCGAGCAAGACACAGAAGAATTCCCCATCCTAGATCAAATGGGTAATCCCATGATTGACCCAATGGGTATGCCAATGATTAACCAAATCCACAATGTTGTTGTTCAACAGAAAAAGATGGTTGGTCGGGTTCGCATTGAGAACGTACCCCCAGAGGAGTTCTTGATTAGCAAGAAGGCTCGCACGATTGCTGATAGCCCATTCGTAGCCCACAGACAGATGCTGACTCGTAGTGACTTGATCGCTATGGGTTTTAACAAGAAGCAGGTAGAAGGTCTGCAAATGGATGATGCTTTGGCATACACTCCAGAGCGTGTGGCTCGATTCTCTGCTGGTGAGCAACCTTACCAAGTACAGACTGATGACCCATCCATGCAAGAGATTGAGGTCTTTGAGTGCTATGTAAAGACTGATGTAAATGGTAAAGGTATCGCCTCTCTCGTTCAGGTGTTCTACGCATCTAATGAGATTCTTGAGGATGAGAAGGGTAAAGAGATGGTCGAGGAAGTGGACTATGTTCCTTTCCACTCAATCTGCCCCATCCCAATTCCACACAAGTTCTTTGGTAACTCTCTTGCTGATAGAACCACAGACATTCAGCTAATCAAGACTACGATCACTCGTCAGATTCTTGATAACCTATACCTGACAAACAATGCACGAGTAGTCGCTGTTGAAGGTCAAGTAAACCTAGACGACTTGCTTACATCTACCGCTGGTGGTGTTATTCGTGCCAAGTCTCAGGGTGCTGTATCTCAATTGGTTGTGCAGAACGTAGCTACTGCTGCTTTCCCAATGCTCCAGTACTTGGACACAATGCAGTCTAAGCGTACTGGCGTGTCTGATGCTTCACAGGGTTTAGACCCATCTATCTTGCAGAACGTGACTGCTGCGGCTGTTGCTTCTATGCAACAAGCTGGTGCAGGTAAGATTGAACTGATGGCTCGTTTGTTTGCTGAGACAGGTGTTAAATCTCTGTTTAAGGGTATCTTGCATCTACTGTGTAAGTACCAAGACAAGCCACGTTTGGTGCGTATGCGTGGTGAATTCGTAGAGTTTGACCCTCGCACATGGGCTAACCAGTACGATGTAGCGATCAATGTAGGTTTAGGTGCTGGTAACAGACAAGAGCAAATGGCTATGCTTCAGATGGTTCTTGCCAAACAAGAGCAACTGATTGCACAGTACGGCCCTGCTAACCCTTATGTCTCACCTGCTCAGTATCGTTCTACCTTGGGTCGGATGGTTGAGTTGGCAGGGTTTAAGGATTCTGGTGAGTTCTACAAAGCGATCACACCAGAGCAAGATCAAGCATTGTCTAACCCTCCTCCACAACAGCAACAGATGCCTCCAGAAGTTGAGGCTTTGATGGCTAGGACTCAGGCTGAGATTCAGGCTAACCAACAAAAAGCCCAAGCTGATATGCAATTGCAACAACAGCAAATGCAGATTGATATGCAGATGGCTCAACAAAAGGCAAGCCTTGAGATGCAGTTAATGCGTGAGAAAGAGGCTGCTAAGTTGATGCTTGAGCGTGAGAAGCAACAGGCTTACTTTGCTATGAAGCAACAAGAGTTTGAGGTTGAGGCTCAACTGAAAGCTATGAAGGTCGGTGCTGGTATCACTTCTAATGTTGAGATCAAAGGTTAATCATGGCAACACAAAGAGACAGATTTAGAGCGTTCAACGATGAAGATGGTGCTATGTCTCTTGATGACTTGCTTATGCAAATTCAGCAACCACAAATAGACACAGAGGCAATAGCAAGACAACAAGAGGCACAGCGTCAGGCTCAAATAGCCGCTGAACAACGAGCCTACGAAGAACAAGTTAGACAGGCGCAAGCTCGTCAAGAAGAAATTCGTGTTCAAAATGCTGCTAGGTTAGCCGCAGAGCAAGAAGCCGCAAGACAAGCCCAAGCCCAAGCAGAACAACAAGCTAGAGCGCAAGCAGAAGCACAACGTCAAACTGCTCAAGCACCAATTACTACACAAGAAGTAATTAATCAGATTGCTGCTCAAACCCCTGCACAACCAGATAAAAACACAATCATTAATAACCTAGTTAGTCAGATCAAAGCCAGAAGTAACACTTCTCAATGGTCAGGTGGTTATGGTGCTGATGAGGCTACCAAGGACATGGCTCGTATTCTTGCTGAAACAGGAATCACAGACATTAGTCAGTTTGGCCCTGTAACCCAAGAAGTTCAAAAGGTTGTTGGTTACGAGGAATGGGGTGCGCCAATTTATGGGACTGTAACTGAGCAAACCTATGGTAATAAGGTAACTGGTCAAGCAGTACCCAATACCTACACAGAACGCCAAAAAGGTGAGTTCTTTGGTGGAACTTACGAGGGTAAGGGAAATACTGGATATGGTGTTCAGTTTGATGCTCAAGGCTTGCCAATTTTCTACACTCAGGGTGCATCAAGTGCTGACCCGATTGCAAAAGCCGCAGTTCCTATTGCTTCACTAGCTTTAGCGGCTATAGGTGCGCCTAATATTGTGGGCAATGCTTTGCTAGGCACAGGTGCTAATCAGGTGGCTGCTGGTGCTTTAGGTGGTGCATTGATTGGTGGTGGTACTGCTGCGCTAACTGACCAAGATATTGGCAAAGGTGCTTTGCTTGGTGGTGCTGGTGGTGCTTTAACTGGTTATCTTCGTGGTGATTTAGCTGGTGTAACTTCTGCGGAAATAAATGCGGCTTCTGATGCAGCTTCTAATATGGCTGACTCTGGACTTAGCATTGCAGAAATTAACAACCAACTAGAGATTGCTGGATTCAAACCTGCGGCTATTGCGTCTGCTCTAGAAGATGCCTCTAATATCATTAGTGCGCCTCCTTTGCTTACTACTGTGGCAGATCAACCAATACCTTTATTAGAGCCAATTACAGCAGTCACACCAAGTGCGCCTCTTGAGAGTGTTCAAATAACTGCGCCCGCTGCGCCATCAACCATTGGTAATGTAATCAGCGCAATTGCTACCCCTGTTCCTGAACAACCTCCCTTTACAGGTACTATTACTAATGCTCCTCCAGAGCCTGTAGAGCAACCAATTGAAAGAGTTGAAATAACTGCGCCTCCTGTTCAGCTAACAGCGCCCCCAACAGTTAGCGATGTGATTAGTGCTATTGCTCAACAACCAGCAATTACTCCAGAACCTGTAGTGCAACCAATTGAGCGTGTTGAGATTACTGGTAAAGCAGAAACGCCCCCAGAAGCGCCTCCAGAAGAACCGCCATCTTTTCCTTTTGTCATGTCTCCAACAGCACCTACAAGTGTTCCTAATGAGCCTGTTAAAACAGAGCCAGAGAAAGAGAAAGAGAAAAGTTGGACAGCCGCTGAGTTGGCTGAGTTGGCTCGTCTTGGTTTGTTGGCTACAACTGTATTAGGTGCTGGTCAAAATGGCGAAACAGGATTCCCAATAGTACCTATACCTAGCGATTGGACAAGCCCAATTAAACCTACAGGTTCAACATCGTTTACTCCATTAGCACCGATTGACTTTGGTAGCCGTGAGTTATTGCGTGGCACTCAATGGGAGAAGTTCCTAGACCCTAACTATGGTCAAGTTCCTGCACCAGTACAGTTTAACCAACCAAGCAACATGAGTTACGACAGACTGATGAACATCTTGGGAACTGGTAGAGATGTGATGCCTAGCCAAGCACTTACCATTAACGATGTAATTTCAGGAATACAGAATCAGTATGGACAAACAACTAACAGCGCAATGGGCCAGAAACCTGCTTAATGATGACTTTTTCAAAGAAGTCATAGATAACTTGAAAAAACAACAGATTAGTGTAATAATTAACACAAGTGGTGAAGAATCTGATAAGCGTGAAGATGCTTACAGACACATCAAGACAATTGAATTGATTACAGGACACCTAGAAGGCTTGGCCTCGGAAACTTTAATCAAAGAGAAGAAGTGGAAGATTTTGTAGATTCTGTGGTATAAAAGCCACACCTCCGCCTAGAAGGTTTCTAGCGATTTTTGAGATGACAAATGGAAAACACCAACCCACAAGGGAGTGAAAGCCTAGATGTAAACCAAGCCGCTTCAGCGTTTGAAAGTCTGATGGGTGATTCTGAGGAAGCCGAACAAGGCCAAGCCGAGGAGCAAACAGAAGAAGTTGAAACGAGTGATGAAGTTGAATACTCAGAGGAATCTGAAGAACCCAAGCCTAGATATAAAGTCAAGGCAAGTGGTGAGGAAGTTGAGGTAGAACTTGACGAACTTATCAAGGGTTATCAACAAGGTGCAGATTACACTAAAAAGTCTCAGGCTCTAGCTGAACAACGTAAAGCTCTCGAAGCTGAACGCAATCACTTAGAGTATGTGAAACAAGAGCGACAAGCATATGCCCAGAAGTTGCAAGCGTTGGATAGCTTCCTTTCGCAGCAAAATCAGGGTGTTAACTTAGATGTTCTAAAGGAAACAGACCCCATTGGTTATGCCGTGGCGGTTGCTGAACAGAGTCAGCGAGAGAAGCAATTAGCAGTAGTTAGGAATGAACAGCAAAGACTTGCCCAACAGCAACAATCTGAGCAACAGGCCTCTCTGCAAAACCATCTCCGTCAAGAGTCTGAGAAGCTAACCAGTTTGATTCCTGAGTTAGCCACTCCACAGGGTGATGCGGTTCGGAAACAAATCCGTGACTATGCGAAGTCTATTGGGTGGTCAGACCAAGAACTCAGTCAACTATATGACAGTCGTGCTGTGGTGACTTTGTATAACGGGATGAAGTACGCGCAACTTCAAAAGAGCAAACCAGAAGTAAACAAGAAACTTCAAGCTGCTCCTAAGATGATGCGATCAGGAACTTCTGTGCCGCCAGCTAAGTCATCGCAAGATAAACAGGTAATGCAAAGGTTGCGTGAGACAGGAAAAGTCTCAGACGCTGCCAAAGCATTTGAACGATTCTTTTAAATTTGGAGTTTTAAAATGGCTACATATCAAACATACACCGCTATTGGTCAGCGTGAAGACCTTTCGGATGTTATCTATTCGATTTCACCAACCGATGTTCCTTTTATGTCTTCTATTGGCAAGACAAAGGCTACCGCTGTTCTGCACGAGTGGCAGACTGACAGCCTTGCCGCTGCTACTTTAGACAACTACGCCGTAGAAGGTGCAACAGCATCTGACGCTACCATGTCTCCAACTACCCGTGTTGGCAACCGCACTCAGATCGCACAGAAAACTATCAAGATTTCTGGCACTTTGCAGAGCGTTGACAAAGCTGGTCGTAAGTCTGAAAAGGCTTATCAGTTGGCCAAGGCTTCTAGCGAAATCAAGCGCGACATGGAAACAACCTTGTTGAGCAACCAGACTGCTGCTAACGGCAATAGCTCTACTGCTCGTAAATTGGGTGGCCTGCAAGCATGGTTGAACAGCAACTTTGACGGTGGCACTTCTGGCGTGGCTGGTGACTTGGGCACTACTGCTCGCACCAACGGCACAAACCGCACTTTCACAGAAGACATTCTGAAGACTGTTATCCGTGAAGTTTACGCTTCTGGTGGCAATCCTAAAGTGTTGATGGTCAACCCTGCACACAAGCAGTTGGTTTCTGGCTTTGCTGGTATCGCTGCTCAGCGTTTCATGGCCCCCTCAAATGCTCCTACAACCATCATTGGTGCGGCTGACGTTTATTTGAGCGACTTCGGTACAGTTTCTGTTGTGCCTAACCGCTTCATGACTTCTACCAACACCTGCGATGAAGTTGCATTTGTGCTTGACCCCGACATGGCTGCTATTGCTTACTTGCGCCCATTCCAGACCAACGAGTTGGCTGTAACTGGTGACAATGAGTCCACACAATTGTTGGCTGAGTTCACTTTGGAAGTTAAGAACCAAGCTGCACACGGCATCATTGCTGACATCACACCTTAATCTAAGGTAAGCTAGAAAAATGCCTCAGACTTAAACCTCTGGGGCATTTTCTTTTCTACTCAAACTGATAGAATTAGGCTATGCAAAACCCTGTCAATTTTCGTCAAACTGCTGTTCACGCTGATGGTGAAGGTGGTATCGTTATTCAGACTCGTCAGGACATAACTGACATTGTTGAGCAGAACAAAAAAGAGTACAACTCTTATGATGAAAAGGCTCGATGGTCTGATAACTTGTTTGGAAATAAAATAGCATCCATTCCAATGACAGTTATTGATGATCTTAACAAACAAGGCATCATGCGTGGCTTTGCTGTGCTAGACGAGAAGCGTTTCAGGGCATGGTTAAATGAGCGTGATAACAGAGTTTTTAGAACTCGGACAGGAGTAGTATGAGTTTCGCAACATACTCTGATTTAAAGACCTCAATCGCAGGTTATCTGGCTAGGTCTGATCTGACTAACCAGATTCCAGACTTCATTACATTTGCTGAAAATCGTCTGCGTAGAGAACTGCGTATTCGTCAGATGCTCAAGTCTGTAACAACAGCTACAGTATCGGGTGACTCTACTGTTGAGTTACCTAGTGACTTTATCGAGATTCGTGATTTTGTCGCATTGACAAACCCAATTCAGCCATTGAGTTACTCTAGCCCATCTGCTTTGTCTAATGACCCAAGAGCATCAGAAGTTGGTGTTCCTAAGTCTTACACAATTCTGGCTAACGAGTTCTTACTGTCGCCTCCTCCTGATGGTGTTTACACATTGAGGATGCTGTACTTTGCTGCCCCTCCATATCTGTCAAGCAGTAACGCATCTAACGTGTTTTTAAATATCGCACCTGATGCTTTACTTTATGCGGCATTGATTGAGGCAGAACCATATTTAATGAATGACGCACGAATCAATACATGGGGAACTATGTACGACAGAGCGATCTCCTCCCTTACCAAGTCTGACGAAGAAGGTCAATACTCTGGTGTCCCATTAGCAATGAAACTTACTGCAAGGTGAAACTATGGCTGAATTTAGCAATTATCTCGAAAATGCTCTTATCAACGTAACTTTGAGAGCAACTAGCTACACAGCACCAACTACTGTGTATGTGGCTTTGTACACCTCTGACCCAACAGATGCTGACACTGGAACTGAGTGTTCTGGTACATCGTATGCTCGTCAGTCTGTGACTTTTGGTGCGCCTAGCAATGGTGCGACTACCAACTCTGCGGCTGTTGAGTTCCCTCAAGCTGGTGGCTCATGGGGCACGATTACACACATTGGTATTCGTGATGCTTCTACCGCTGGTAACTTGCTTTATCACACAGCACTAGACGCTTCTAAGACGATTGCTACTGGTGACGTGTTCCGCATTGCCTCTGGTTCATTGAGCGTTACTTTAGCGTGAGATGGCTGATTTACTGCCTCCGTGGACAATTGACTCGCTAGACAATTTAAAGTCTAGCATTGATGACTTAACACTCACACTCGATAGTCCACTCTACACCACTTCAGTTACCCTATGGGATGCCTATGGGTCTGTTAGTGCTTCTGCGACTGTTACGGCTGATGCGGTAAGGGTTCAGTTTGGTAGTGGGGCGGTAGATGGAACAGCAACAGTCACGGCTGTTGCTGTCAGGGTTCAATTCGCTAGTGCAAGCATTACAGGTTCAGCTAGTGCTTCTTGTGATGCAATCAGGGTTCAGTTTGGCTCTGGTGCTATTGACGCTAATGCAACAGTTACTGCGGATGGAACAAGAGTTCAGTTTGCCTCTGGAAGTATCACGGGTAATGCTGATGTAACAGCAATTGGAACTCGTGTTCAGTTTGCAGACGCATCTATAACTGGTACTGCCGATGTAAATGCTTTAGGTGGAATCGTTGCCAATGGCGTAGCTTCTATCACGGCTGATGCGACTGTTACGGCTGATGCGATTAGAGTGCGTGATGCTGTAGCCGTTATTACTGGTAGCGCAACAGTAACTGCAAATGGTGGTTTGGTTGTTGGCGCAGTAGCGAACGTTACTTGTAATGCAGATTTTACGGCCTCTGCTTCCGCAATTTACGCAGGAGTAGCATTTGTAAATAGTACGGCTACGATCACAGCAAATGGTGTAATCCTTGGTCAGAACTGGACACCAGTACCAGAAGACGATAACACTTGGACTCCAGTTTCTACAAATTCAAATACTTGGACAACAGTATCAAGTGACTCAAACACATGGACACCTGTGTCTGCTAATGACAACACATGGACAATTCAGGCTCAAGGAAGTAACACATGGCTACGACAAAATTAGTATTTGGTGAGTGGATGCCTGACCAGCCTAGCATCTCTGGTGCTTTGGTGGATGCAAAAAACGTAGTTTCTCAAGCTATTGGTTATGGCCCATTCCCAACAGCGGCCACATTCTCTGCGGCTGCTTCTGAAAACTTGACTACATTGGTAGCAGGGAAAACCCCCACAAATGCTACTAAGTTGTTTGCTGCTGGCTCAACCAAGATATTCGATGTTTCTGGCGTTGGTGCTTTGACCAATGTTTCTAAAACTGGTGGCTACACACCTAATGCTAGTAACGATAGATTTAGATTTACTCAGTTTGGTAACGCAATTATTGGGACTAACAATAGTGACCCGATTCAATCTTTCACCTTGGGTACTTCTACGGCATTTGCTGACTTATCAGGAAGCGCACCTATATGTAAGTTTTTGACAGTAGTTCGTGACTTTGTGGTTACTGCATTTACGACTGAGAGTTCTACTGTTTACCCTGCTCGTGTTCGTTGGTCTGGAATTAATGATGAGACTACATGGGGTTCTAGCCAAGTAACGCAAGCTGACTTTCAAGACATTCCTGATGGAGGTCAGATTGTTGGGATTCGTGGTGGTGAGTTTGGTTTGGTCTTGATGGAAAAAGGTATCTCTCGCATGAGTTATATCGGCACTCCATTTATTTTCCAGTTTGACAACATCTCTCGTGGTAAGGGATGTATCGCAGCAGGTTCTATTGCACAAGTTCAGGGTGTAACCTTTTTCTTGTCAGACGATGGTTTTTATATGTGCGATGGTCAAAATGTGACCCCTATTGGCTCAGAGAAGGTAGATCGTTGGTTCTTCTCAAATGCAGATGAAAGTGGCTTTGACTCAATGTCAGCGGCTATTGACCCTGTTCGCAAGTTAGTTATCTGGAACTTTAAAACCACATTTGCACAGCGTAAACTTGTTATTTACAACTTCAACACTAAGAAGTGGACTTATGGGGATGCAGGGACTGACTTTATCTCTGATGCTTCTACGTCTGCCACTACGCTTGAGGGTTTAGATTCGATCTCAGCTAGCATTGATGCTTTGACTGTTAGCTTGGACTCTATCCTTTATATGGGTGGTAAGTACTTCCTTGGTGGTACAAGTGGTGCTTATGTTGTTACCTACAATGGTGCTAACGCTACTGCAAACATCGTAACTGGTGATCTAAACGCTGGTGGTAGATCAGTAGTAACCCTAGCTAGACCTTTGATTGATGGAGGCTCTGCGACTGTTTCTGTGGCTTCTAGGACACTTCTAAGTGAGCAACCTAGCTTTGGTACTGCTGTAGCGGCTGATTCTGAAAACAGGGTATCTCTTAGGTCTAATGGTAACTATCACCAGTTTCAAGTTATTCCGACTGGTCAATGGAAAACTGCTGTTGGCTTGGATGTTGAACTTCAAGGTCAGGGAGTTAGATAATGTTTAGAACGCTTCCTCCTTTTGGTGGAGATCAGCGACAGACTGCTGAGATTGTCCGTGGAATCATGGATGGTAAGACTAACAACACAGGAGGGATTACCCTAACTCAAAGCGCTACATCTACGATTCTTTATGACAGACGAATTGGTGCTGATAGCGTTATTTTGTTTATGCCACTAAATGATAAGGCTGCTGATGAGTTAGCTCATGGACACATGTATGTATCAGCAAGAGGACAAGGACAGGCAACAATAACTCATGGAAATCATACGCACGATATGATTTTTGCTTATGTTGTTATTGGTTAATTTTTTTAATTTATGTATAATGGATTCTATGGATGACCCATCTTGGAATCCGAAACTCTAGGAGTAAAAGATGGCTGTAGAAACTAAATCCAACATTGACCCAACAATTCAACCATTCTTATCGTATGGTTTGACTGAGGCACAAAAGCTATATCAAGCTGGTGGCCCTCAGTACTATTCTGGTCAGACTTATGTAAGCCCCTCAGAAACCACTCAGACTGGAATACAGGCTTTAGAGGCTCGTGCTTCTCAGGGTAATCCCTTGCTTTCGTCTGCACAAGGACAATTGCAAAACACTATCTCTGGTGGTTACTTGCAAGGCAATCCATTCTTTCAGGGTGCGTTTCAACCTGCAGCGCAAGCGGCTCAGTCTAGGTTTGAGCAGACATTAGGCGATGTAGGTTCTGCTGCATCTCGTGCTGGTCGCTATGGCGGTGGTGCTATGCAGACATTGCAAGATCGTGCTAGTGGTCAGTTTGCTAAGAGTTTGGCTGATACTGCTGGAAGTTTGGCTTATCAGAATTACGAAGCAGAGCGTGGTCGCCAACAAGCCGCTACGATGGCTGCACCTGAGATGGCTCAAGCTGACTACCAAGACATTCAGAATATGCTCAAAGCAGGTCAGATGCGTGAAGGCTACACAGGCCAACAACAGCAAGCCGATATTGCTAGATTCAACTACGAACAAACTCAGCCACAACAGAACCTGACAAACTTCTTGTCTAGTGTTTATGGAAACCCATTAGGTCGTCAAAACTCAATGACCAGTTTCCAAGAGCCATCTAATTTCCAAAACCTATTAGGAACTGCTGCCATGTTGGGTGGTATTGAAAAGAATACTGGATGGTTGAGCAAAGGTTGGAACTTGTTAAAAGGCCCATAAGGAAAAAATCATGGCAGGACTATTAGATATTTTCGGCACTAGCGGTCAGGACACAATGGGTCTTTTGGGTATGTCTCCAGAAGACATAAAGCGTAGCCGTGACGATGCTCAAGCCCAAGCCCTTTACGCATTAGCAGGTCGTCTGTTCCAAGGTGGCAGAGGTGGTGCTTCTATCGTTGAGGGACTTCAACAAGGTCAACAAGCCTACAGAACTGCCATGCAAGGTGGTCTGCAACAACAACTGCAAAATGCACAGATTCAAGAATTAAATCGCAAGCGTCAGCAAGAGCAACAAGCATTGATGCGCCAGCAAGGTGTTGAGAGTTTGATTTCTCAAGCATATCGACCTGAGACTTTTGCTGATACTCCATTGACTAATATGATGGGTCAAGAGATTGCAGGGCCAAATATGCCACAAGCGGCAGGTGGTGGATTGGAGGCTCTTGCTCCTAGATTGATGGCAACACCAGAAGGTCGTAAGTCACTTACTGAATTGTTGGCTGCACAAGAGGCTATGAGTGGCAAGACTACTACATTGGCTGAAGGTGCAAATCTTATTCGTATTAATCCAATTACTAATAAAGTTGAAACTGTTGCTCAAGGCGCACCAAAGCGTGAGCCAGTACCTACCTCAGTTGCTGAATATAACTTAGCAAAAAGCCAAGGATTTCAAGGAACTTTTCAAGATTTTCAAAAATCTAACAAAGGATTTACTTATCAAGACATTGGCAATGCTGTTATTCAATTTGATGCAAATGGAAAAGAAGTCTCTCGTATTCCTAAAGGTCGTGCGCCTGAAGGCCCAGTAAACTTCCAAACTGTAGAAACAGATCAAGGATTGATGGCATTTAATCCAAGAACTTTGCAGATGACTCCAGTAATGGGTGCTGATGGCAAGCCAATTACTAAAGTTGAAAAACCAACAGAAGGTCAAATTAATGCAGCAGGTTTCGCATCACGAATGGTTGCTGCTCAAGCAATAACATCAAAACTTCCAACTGGCGCACAACCTAAAACTGGCGAAGCAGTATTAAGTGTAATTCCTTTAATTGGAAAAGCAATTCCAGAGATTATTCCTGAAGGCATTGGTGGTTTGTCATCAGAACGAAGACAATATTTGCAAGCAGCAAATAACTTCATTCGAGCCAACTTGCGTAAAGAATCTGGTGCGGCTATTGGTGTTGATGAGTGGCTTGCTGAGTTTGTTAACTATTTCCCACAGTACACAGATGACCCACAAACAGTCAAGAATAAAGAAATTTTCCGTAATATTCTGACTCAAAACATGGTTGCTGCTGGTGGTAAATCATATAAAGCACCAAGCATGGAAGTGCCTGAATCAATGACAGATACTTATGGGCTTAACCCTAGACTGCGTAATTCTTTGCGTGGAGGTCAATAATGGCTTACGAAAATGTTGAGCGTATTCGTGAAAATCTTATCAAGATGATTGATAAGAACGCACCTGTTGACCATATTGACAAATATCTAAAAGAGGAAGGATTCACACAAGAATCTTTTGCTAAAGCCTTAGACCTTGTTAAAAAGTCTGGTGGTAAGACTGCTGAATATGGTGTAGGTCGTTCATTGGCTCAAGGCGCAACATTTGGCTTTGCTGATGAACTTGAAGCACTAACAAAGTCACTTGCAGGTCAAGGTACTTACGAGCAAAACTTAGCCGCACTTGAACTTGCTAAACAAAAGTTTGGTCAGCAAAATCCTAAGACTGCATTAGGAACAGAGATTGCTGGTGGTTTGCCTTATGCTTTATTACCATTTTTAGGAACTGCTCGTTATGCACAAATGGCTAGAGGAGCGTCACCATTGGCTCGTGCAGGTGTTACCGCAGGCGCGTCTGCTGTCACAGGTGCTCTTACTGGCGCACTCGGTGGTGCTGGTGCTGCAGGGGTTGGTGAGCGTATGGCTGGCGCACAAGCTGGTGGTACTCTTGGTGGAATTGTAGGTGGTGCTGCGCCTGTAGTTACAAAAGGTATTGGTGCGGTAGGTAGTAAGGCTGTTGACGTAACTAGCGGTATTCCTGTTGTTCAACAAGTTGGTAAGGCTGTTGGTTTGGCTACTGGTCAAACAGTAGATGCGGCTAATCGTGCTAAAGCTAAATTGCTTGAAGCTATGTATCGTGACAAGGTTAGTCCTGCTGACTTAGAGAAAATGATTAAAGCAGCGACTAAGCCTGTTGGCATTGCTGATATTGCTGGCGAGAATGTAAGATCACTTGCTGATGTTGCTCAGAAGTATCCAAGTGAAGCAAGACAAGCCGCTAAGGTGGCACTTGAAGAACGAGCAGCGGGTCAGGGTGAGCGTATTCAAGGCGATATTTCTAAATATCTTGGTGGTTTTACAGACCCATTTGAATACACCACAGCCATTGCTAAACGACAACAACAATTATCATCTCCGCTTTACCAGAAGGCTTATTCTTATGGTCAGGTAACAGACCCTAAAGTTCTTAAATTTTTGGAACTTCCTCAGTTTAAGAAGGCGGCTAAAGAGGCTCAAGAATTGCTTGCGGCTGAAGGTCGTGCAGTAGATATGTCTATGCCAACAGTAGAGGTTTTAGATCAAGTTAAGCGTGGTCTTGATGTTTTAATTAAAAGAGAAACAGACCCATTTGGAAAGATTACTGATCTTGGTCGTATTTATAAAAACAAGAAAAATGAATTCTTGTCTGAGTTAGATAGTGCTGTTCCTGATTATGGCAAGGCTAGAGCCGCATTTGCTGGAGAGGCTGAGTTGCTTGATGCTACGAAGTTGGGTAAAGACTTCTACAAACAGACAGCAACAGAAGCTAATCGTACATTTGCCAAACTATCTCCATCTGAGCAAGAGGCTTACAAGGTAGGTGCTTTGGATGCTGTAAAAGAGAAAATTCAAACAGCTAAAGATACTGCTGACATTCGTAAGCGCATATTTGGTTCTCCTGCCGAGCGTAATAGAGTTTCCTCATTGTTCCCTGATGATGCTACTTTTAAGCAGTTTGAAAAAGACATGATGACTGAATCATTGATGCGAAGAACTCAAGAGAAAGTCTTAGGTAATTCTTCAACATTTGAAAGACAAGTTGGTGGTCAAAGTTTAGAAGTAGAGCCTAGCTTTTTAGGTCAAATGATTGAGCAAGGCCCACTTAGAGGAACACTAGGTTATTTGAAGGCACAAGGTCAGGGTGTTGCTGGTCAAACAGCAGAAGAACTTGGCCCAATGTTATTCAAACTTGGTGACCCAAGAGCAAATCTTGAGACATTAAAAAATCTATCTGCTTACGAAAAATACTTGCTTGATTTAGAAGCTAAAAAGGCTGCTGGATTAGCAGGTGCTTCTACAATGACTGGTTTATTAAACACAGAAAAACCATATCGTGTTGATTTAACTGGAATGGCCAACCCCGACTAAGGATTAAAAATGCCAAAGACAAAAATCTCGGAATTTAGCGCAACCCCTGCAAATAACACAGACATTGACAGTATCAACATTGCCGAGGGTTGCAGCCCGAGTGGCATCAACGATGCTATTCGTGAGTTAATGGCTCAACTGAAAGACTGGCAATCTGGTACATCTAATGACCCTTATGTTGTTGGCTCGTCTGGAAGCCTAACGCTTAATCAGGGTACTGCTAACGGAGTAGCGTATTTAAACGGCTCTAAGGTTGTTACAAGCGGTTCTGCGCTGGTCTTTGATGGAACGAATTTGGGTGTTGGAGTTACTCCTGCGTCTGATGGAGCTATTCATGTCCATCGTACTGGAGCGTCTTTTCCTACAATCAAAATTACCAATGGCACGACAGGAACAGGCAATCTTGATGGTTTTGACTTGATATGTGGTTCTGGTGGTGAAGCTTATGTTTACAACCGAGAAAACCAGCCATTACTTTTTGGCGTAAACAACTCAGAACAAATGCGCCTAACCAGCACAGGTCTGGGTATTGGTACAAGTAGTCCTGCGGCAAAGTTGGATGTAAACGGCGATGCTCGTATTGGAAATGCAACTGCTGGAACAAATCGTTATCTGTACATCAATGGTGTAGCCAATAAAGCTGGAGGAATTATTTTCCAAGAATCTGGCACAGCTAAATGGTACATTGGTAATGGTGCGGCATCTGAGAACGGCAATTTTGAAATATATAACTCAAATGGAAACAACACAATACTTACACCCTCAGGCAATCTAGGCTTGGGAGTTACTCCTAGTGCTTGGCAAGTAAACAATAGAGCGATTCAATTGCTTGAAGGTTATGCAAGCATTTCTTCCAACAATTCTCAAGGTTGCTGTGATGTTGCCGCTAACTGTTTTAACGGAGGTTCTGCGGCTACTTCAGGTTGGAAATACACAAACACAGGAACTGCTGTTTCTTTGTTTCAACAACAAGGTGGAGCATTTAAGTTTCTTACTGCGGCATCAGGCACAGCAGGAAACACCATTACCTTTACACAGGCGGCTACGCTGACAGCGAATGGTGACTTTTTGGTTGGCAGTACAACTGGAACAGATGGCAGAATTAAAGTAGATGCAACTACGGGCAGTCCAGTTCTTTGTGCTATATGGGCTAAAAATGATGCTGGGTCTTCAAGTGGAACTTATGTTTGTTGGAATGCTGCAACTACTGGTAACAACCAATTTATTGATTTTTATACGGAATCATCAGCCACTCTTAGAGGTTCAATTTCTTACAATCGATCAGGTGGTTTAACGGCATACAACGTAACATCTGATTACAGAGCAAAAGACATTAGTGGCCCTGTTGTTAATAGCGGTGCATTGATTGACTCTGTGCCTGTTTACATGGGCAAGATGAAGGGTGCTACACAAGAACGCCCAATGTTCATTGCTCACGAAACTCCAGCCTATGCACATACTGGTGTAAAAGATGCAGTAGATGCAGATGGAAACCCTGTGTATCAGCAAATGGATGCTTCTGCTCTTATCCCTGTGATGTGGGCTGAAATTCAATCACTTCGTAAACGCCTAGCAGACGCTGGCATCGCTTAAAGGAAACTAACATGACTACTACATGGAAAATCACAACCCTTGACAGCAACACAGCCGATGGCTTTGTAACCACAGCCCATTGGACTTGCACAGCAGTAGACGGAGAACACTCTGCCTCTGCCTACGCAACAGTCTCATGGGCTGAAGGCACTCCTGCCATTCCTTATGCTTCGCTAACAGAAGCCACAGTCCTTAATTGGGTGTGGGAATCTGTTGACAAGGAAGCTACAGAGGCTTCTTTGGCGGCTCAGATTGAGTTGAAGAAGAACCCTGTAAAAGCCAGCGGAACTCCGTGGCAAGCATAAAACAGGAAGCCACTACCTGAACTTAGTGGCACATTAAAGGAAAATCATGGGCAACAACACAAAAACCCCATTGACGATTGACGGAGTAGAGTACCAGTTCGAGGATATGACTCCTGAACAACAGACTCTAATCAACCATGTCGCAGACCTTGACAGAAAGTTATCGTCTGCAAAGTTTAATGTTGACCAGCTTCAAGTTGGCAGAGATGCTTTTTTCACAATGTTGAAGCAATCACTTGAAACAATTACGGATGTAGAGGCAAAGTAAATGGACAATCACACTACAGAAGTAGCATCAGCAGTCGCTACTAAAGCAGCTTCAGTAGCTACCTATGGTGGTGCAGGAAGTGCTGTATTCTTTGGTTTATCAGCCAATGAATTTGGTGCTCTCTGTGGTGTTGTTATCGGTTTTGTTGGTCTTGTGGCTAATATCTGGTTTAAGCATCAACATTTAAAGATTGCTCGCAAGGAAGCTGAAAAATGACTTGGTTACTTGTATTGGCTCTACAGGCTGAATACAGGTGCGTAAAGTGGACATGGACAGGTGATGTTTATAACCGCAAGGTTATTTGTCTAAAGTGGGAGAGAAAGAAGTGATTATCGACCCCATAACAGCTTTAGAAGGCTTACAGCAAGCGATTGGACTCGTTAAGAAGGCTAGTAAGGTCGCAAAGGATTTATCTGGCCTAACGCCCATGATTGCCAAAATGTTCGATGCTAAGAGCATTGCAACTAAGGCGATGGTTGAAGCTAAAAGGTCAGGTAATAAATCAAACTTGGGTACGGCATTACAAATTGAGATGGCTCTTGATGATGCCAAAAGATTTGAGGCTGAATTGATGTTGTTGTTTCAGGCTACTGGTCGTGCGGATGTATGGCAGAAGATTAAAGAGCGACAGCAACAAATGGATGTTGAAGATGCCCATTTAGCGAGACAAGCCAAGGCTGATGAAAAGAAACGTAAAGAAGCCGAGCAAGAACAAATGGAGTGGGCTGTTGGTATTGTGGTGATCGTGATGCTTTTGGGTGCTATTGGTTGGGGACTCAACGAAATGGCTGAACTGTGTGCCAAAACAAGGTGTGGTAAGTGAATGAGTACCAAAAGCAATTTGACCTTTTCTGTAAAGTCTTTGTCAGGCTGTGCGTGGCTTGGTGGGTGCTTGGGCTGCTTCAGCACCTACCTGACGAGTTGGCAAGTAAAATCGTAGATAAACTTCTTGGAATGATTGGACTGTAATGCTTTCACTATTTTCTACACTTGGTGGCTTGCTAATTTCTGGCTTGCCTAAGTTATTAGATTTTTTCCAAAATAAGGCAGACCAAAAGCATGAGTTAGCTTTGGCTCGAATACAAACAGAGCGTGAGTTACAGTTAGCCGCACAAGGATTTGCTGCCCAACAAAAGATTGAGGAAATCCGCACAGATCAGATTGCTATGCAGACTGATGCACAGATGACTGAGGCGGCTCTTAAACACGATGAAAAGGTCTTGGCAAGGGCTAGCACATGGGTAGTTAATTTTATTGGTACTGTGCGCCCAATAGTGACCTATATCTTTGTTTTAGAGTTATGTGCTGTCAACACTTGGATTGCATACTATGTGTACAAAAACCCTCATTTGGTTTTGAACATGGATGACTTAATTAGGTTGTCTGACATTATTTTCTCTAGTGATGAAATGGCTATGTTGGGTGGAATCATTGGATTCTGGTTCGGTTCACGTTCTTGGTCTAAGAAATGAAACTGAGTAAAGCTGGGGCTGATCTGATGCACCAGTATGAGGGGTATAGAAATAAGCCTTACCTATGCCCTGCTTACATCTGGACAATCGGCTATGGTCATGTTCTTTATCAGGAACAGATTAGATTGCCTGTTGTTTATTTACCAAAACATGAGGAAATGGTTGAAAAACCTACACTTCGTAAAAATTATGCCTTAAACGCTCAAGACAATCGGGTCTGGTCAAAAGATGAAATCAATTCGTTATTCGCAAGTGATGTCGAGAATTTTGAACGTGGTGTTCTTAGACTTGCTCCCTCTTTACTTGGTCGTCAAGGGGCTTTCGATGCGTGTGTCAGCTTTTCCTTTAACGCTGGATTGGGCAATTTTCAGCGCTCTACTATTCGGATGAAAATAAACCGAGGTGATTGGGAGGGTGCTGCACAGGCTTTTATGCAATGGACTAAAGGCGGCGGTAAAGAATTGATTGGTCTTGTGAATCGTAGAAAAGCTGAAATTAAACTATTTTTAGACAATGCCTAATATACCCAATCAACAAGACGCTGAACTTTTTGCCAAAAGTATTAAAAAATGGCAAGAGGTGTTGAATCTTGGTGACTGGAGGATAGAGAAGGGGACAAAACCTGCCAAGCAAGCAATGGCCTCTGTTGAGTTTAACGAAAATGCTAGGCTTGCCGTTTACCGACTAGGTGACTTTGGTGCAGAGAAAATAACTGATGAATCGTTAGACAAGACTGCTTTGCATGAGTGCTTGCATATTTTCTTACACGATTTAATGATGGTTGCTACAGACCCTAAGTCTTCAGACGAAGACATTGAAATGCAAGAGCATAGGGTTGTCAACTTGCTAGAAAACCTTATAAAGGATTCTCATGGTATCAAGTAATGGGCTGACAAGTTGTTCAGATGAGGAATTTCTAGCCCTTTGGGACAAGTATCAATCTGTCGCCAAAATAGCAAAACTCTTATGTTTGACTGAACGGGCTGTAAATTACCGCAGAAGACGCATGGAAAATCGTGTGGGTGCTTTGACAGCTATAGACTCAAGAGGTCTTCTTTACAATCACAAAAGAGCTAAATCCTTTTCCCCTTTAAAACAAATAGAGCTTGGCATACTCGATGGTACTGTTATTGTGTTCTCGGATGCCCACTTCATACCCGCACAGCGTTCAACAGCGTTTAAAGGGCTTCTATGGGCCATCCAAGAGTTTTCCCCCAAGGCGGTGATATGTAACGGGGATGCGTTCGATGGAGCGTCTATATCAAGGCATGATGTAACAGACCAACCACAGACTTCTGTTATCCAAGAGTTAAAGGCTTGTCAGGCTATGCTTGGTGAGATCGAGGAAGCAGCAAAAGCAGCAAGGCACAATGTAAAGCTAGTGTTTACATTTGGCAATCACGATGTAAGGTTTGCCAACAGATTGGCTCAACACGCACCACAGTTTAAGGATGTACAAGGCTTTAAGCTGACAGACCATATCACCGAGTGGGATTTCTGCTGGGCGGTATGGCCTACTCCACAAGTAATCATCAAGCACCGATACAAAGGTGGAGTCCATGCTACTCACAATAATACGGTTCAAGCTGGCATTTCGGTGGTTACAGGGCATCTTCATAGTTTAAAAGTGACCCCATTTACTGACTATAACGGGAACAGATTTGGTGTAGATACAGGGACACTTGCTGAGACTGATGGCCCACAATTTACTTATGCTGAACTAAACCCTAGCAACCACAGATCAGGCTTTGCAGTACTTAACTTCTTTAATGGGAAGTTATTGTGGCCTGAACTCGTACACAAGTTTGACGAGGATATGGTTGAGTTTCGTGGTGAAGTGATTGATGTAGGTGCATTTTGAGTGCTTGGCTAATTGCTTTAACAGGACTGATCTACGCCTACATTGCAGTAGAACAGTTTATGAAAGGCAACCCGAATATGGCGATTGTCTATGCGGGTTATGCCAGCTCGAATGTGGGTCTTTACTTACTCGCCAAGTGACTTCACGAACAATCCGTTGGGCAATAGAATCCCCTTGCGACTTTTGATTTGGTCAAACGCAATTTCCATGCAGTTTACCAGACTAATGTCTTGTAAGGCACAATAAATTACAAGTGCTGTCATAACATCGCCAACTCCATCAATAATTTCCTCTTTGTCTTTTTTGATGGTTGCGTCTGCCAACTCACCAAGTTCAGACATTGCTTTTAGCAATTGAGTCTCTGGGTTGCTATTAGGAATAATCTTCCTTTGCTCAGACCATTGTATGATTTTCATTTCTACTGCTGCGTAACTCATTTTTTCTCCTTAATCCATGTGCAATCAAAACAAACTTTCATCATCCATCTAACAAACCAGTTAGGCTCACAATCTTTTCTTGGGTGATAAACAATTCCATCATTTAATTCTGGCTTATTACCAAACATATAACATTTCCAGTCAGATCTTTCTGGCACATGGAATGAATATGTTTTTTCAGAATTTATATATCCAAAAGAATTTATTTCTTCACCCATGCTGACCACTCTCTTTCGTTTCTACCTGAGTTTGATTTAACTGTTTTACCTGTGAGATGAATAAGCCCTAGAACCTTCATCTCGTTTAAGCGTCTAGCGACTTGATTACCATCTAGGTTTGTCAATGCTGAGATTCCATCTTTACCTAAAGCGCCATGCTTTTGTAGGCACTCTAAGATGATCTGGTGATGCTGAGATGCTACTGGTTTAATAGCCTCTGCTGCTTCAAAAGAAGTGAGTGGGTCTGTAGTCCTAACTCTTGGAAAGTCAGGCATAACAAAAATTCTTTTAAACGCTTCTTTGTAATCCATTATTTTCTCCTTGATGTGGGGGACTAAGCCCCCTATTAACTTATTTAAAATGGCGCATCTTCAAAGTCATCTCTTGGAGAACGCTTTGTAGGTGATTTAGCTTCTTTCTGATCTTTAGCTTTGACAGACAAGGACATGAACTTAGTTCCATCTTTACCCTCTTTTAGCCATGCGCTAATCCAAAAATCTACACCCTCTACATTGAGTGACCCTTTGTAGTGTGGAAACTTGTCATCATCTCTGCGGTCGTTTTTCCATAACGCACCACGATTTTCGTTGTTATATTCCATTTAATGCTCCTTTGTATGCTGAAAACTCTTTATGCAACTTGTTGGTTGCTTCTATTGCTACTAGTTCAGCTAATTCTTTATCATCGTAGTAACCAAAACTATGACACTTTGAATTAACTCTTAATTGTACAAACCATTTTTTATCTCTTTTGTGCCACATTACTCCTTTAATTCCACTTGTGTTTCTGGTGCTTATTTTCTGGTTCATTGAATTTTGAGACTTTGTTGCTTCTCTCAAATTTTCAATACGATTGTTTGTTCTGTTGTTGTCTATGTGGTCAACATAGTTTGGCAAATATCCGTGGTGATACAGAAAAATTAGTCTGTGCGTTTTGTACATCTTTGAGTTGATATGAATTCTGTAATAGCCAGTTCTTTCATCTAATGAGCCAGCAGCCTGACCAATTTTTATTGCATTAGCTTTTTGAACTTTCCAATACAAGATTCCATCCACATAGTCAAAATAGTCACAGACTTCTTTTTGCGTAAGCATGGATTACTCCTTAGCCCTTTTAATTGCTGATCTTACTTTGCTAGGAAGCAGAGTCCACAATGCTACTTTTTGTTCAGCATCTAGGTTCTCTGATTCCAACTTTACCCAAGCTGCCTTAGGTTCTTCTTTATCACAGAGAGAAATTAAATCCATTGCTAACTCTCTGAGATAATTCTGTTCATCTTTTGGAAGGCTTTCCAGTGCACCCTGTGTAGGTGTGATGATTACCTCTTTAATAGGCGCAGAGGAGTCAAGAGCATCATGCTCAACGATTTCCATTGCTGTCATCCAAAGATACCTGCGCTGATATGTTTCTACAGCACCAAGATTTTGGATGGCGTGTGCGCCCTTAAGGTTAGCCTCAACCATTGGCGAAGTAATCACAATGTTAGTGCCATCGTCAACGTCTGTAATTGTCAGGCTTGCGTAGTCTGTATCGTATGAGATAACTCCACACAATCCTTGACCATGAAAAATCTCGTTAATTTGTGGGAGAAAGTCACCCAACTCAAAGTAGTAGTAATTACTAAACTTGTTGTGACCAGACTTCTTGAGTGACATTTGTTGCAAGAACATCCTTGCTTGCATTAACTTCTTATGTACCATTTGAATTTCCTTGAGTTAAATATTCTTCAATCATTGCTTCTTTATCTTCTTCATAGAGATCGCCAAACTCTACAAAGTGGTTTTCTCCACAGCATGAGCCGTAGGTCTTAGGTTCAGCGCAGTAGCAGCAGTATTCGCCATGAGACAAATCCTTGATAGCGTCTTCTCTAGTCATTGGATTCTCTGCACTTGTTTAGCAATCAACCACTTGTCACCAAGTTGTAGGACTGATCTAACCCACTTGCGCTGATTGTATTGATTGACCTCTTGTGAGACTAGCTTGTTGTTATAAAGCTGTCTTGCCTTGCGTCTTAGTTGTTCTGTGTTCATTCTTCACTTTCAATTTTATTGTCAGCTTTTTTATCGCAACATCTTTTAACTGCAACAACTCCGCCTGTATGAATATGTTTTCCAGTTAATTGGTAAGAAGTTGGAAGCCCTTTTTGAACAGCTATATCCTCACATCTTGCGCAAACAATTTTTTCACTTGGTGGAGCAGCTATAAAAGTTAAATTTTTTTGTCCACAAATAGACCTTCCGCACCAACAAGAAACTGCCAAATGAGCGTTGTATTTTGGGCTAATTTTATGTGTTGTTACATATCGAACCCTATGAATCAATGCACCTCGTGTATTTTCTAAAAATGGCTCACACGCAGTCCAATGAATACCAGTTCTTGCCTTTTTGTCTTTTTTTATTTGTATTTTCATGTCAGCCCCGATAAGCCAACAAAACACCCCAACCGCCAAAGATAACGATTGCCAATGTCCACTCAACTAGCGTTTGAATAATCTTACTTTTCATTTTGATTTCCTTAAATGTGGGGGACTAGCCCCCTGTTAACTTAGTTAGCGACTCGCAAAACACCTGTGCGACCAGTTCCTTTTAAGAACTTAATCATGTCGGCAAGTAACTCTTGCTTTGAACTTGCATAAAATTCAATGGGTGTGTTTTTGATTTCAGCAATGTTGGTGTTGATGTTGATGCCATCAATCTCGCCAATAAAGCAGCGATTGTCTTGGTAAACATATGCTTTGAAAACTTGTGTCATCTTGATTTCCTTAATGGCCCGTTTACGAATTGTTGCGGGTTGAGGGAAGTATAGCAAACTAAACACATAGATCAACAATTATTTACTAAGTATTTTCCCTAGTGTATCTTTCTTTCAACAAACTGTTTACCTTGCTATACTCAAGGGATGGATAAACAAACTGCAATCAAACTTGCTGGCTCACAGAGTGAGCTTGCTCGTATCCTTGGAATCAAACGGGCGGCTGTCTGGCATTGGAAGACAATCCCCCTGTTACGAATCTATCAACTCAAAGAACTCAGACCAGAATGGTTTAAATGACACAAGAAGCAATAATTAAAGCCCTCCAGAATGGCCCACTTACTTCACAAGAAGTCTGTGACTTAACAGGGATGCCTAAGTCCTCTGTCCTGTCCACAGCTAAGAAACTGCGCTACAAAGGTGATTTAACCACAGAGGAGGTTCTGGTTGGTCGCTACAGAGTGGCTAAGTACACCCTTGCTGACCACTTGATTGAGAACAGACCAAAAGACGAAACTCGCTGCTTGCTGAATCCTTTCGACATTCGTAACGCCAAGGGCATCTTTAGTAAATCAGAGTATGCAGTTATGAACGCACAAGCTAAACGATTGCTTGGTAGACCAAAACCTGCGAAAGAAATTACCAACAATCAATTTATTTAAGTTTACAGTAGGCTTTTTTAAGTTTACAATGTTTTGAAACACGGCTAGGTTGGACTAATTACCCAACTGAAAAGAGTTATCCCCTCTCCTGCCGCAGTTTCTTTTAGGGGTGATTAAAAGGCGGATATGCACTACTATCAGTTTCACATAGGTGACTACAAGAGTCACACGCACCATCTTTCTCATTACGAGGACTTGGCTTACAGACGTTTGCTTGATTTCTATTTCTTGCATGAGCAACCAATAAAACATAGAGATATTGCTCGTCAGATTGGTATGCGTGACCATGAGGAAGATGTAATGACTGTTCTCAATGAGTTCTTTATTTCAACACCAGAAGGTTTTGTTAATCCAAGGGCTGACAAAGAGATTAAGCAATACAAAGAGTTCTCTGCGGCTGGAAAACGTGGGGCGGCTAAGAGGTGGGGAACACCCCCTAATGGGGAGGCTAATAACCCCCCTAATGCTACCCCAATAGCAACCAATAACCATAAACCAATAACCAATAACCAAGAGAAGAAGACACTCGGCAAGCGCCTCGCTTCTGATTCTTGTTTAACAAAAGAATGGGAAGACTTTTGTGTTGAGCAAAGACCAGAACTTAACCCTACCAAAACCTTTGACCAATTCAAGGATTATTGGATAGCCCAAGCTGGTCAAAAAGGTGTGAAGCTAGATTGGTTTGCTACTTGGCGTAATTGGGTGAGAAGTACTCACGCACCAAAACAAAATCCTGCTGACATTGTGAGGCTCACAGTTCCATCAAAGAATGAGCCTGACCCTGCATTGGAAAAGATTAAAGCTGACGAAAAGAAGGCTGCACCTATGCCTGACTACATTCGTCAATTTGCTAAACAAATGAAAGGCGGTGTATGAATGAGTTGGCTCTTTTCGCAGGCGCTGGTGGAGGCATCCTTGGTGGACACCTCCTTGGTTGGAGAACAGTTTGTGCAGTCGAATGGGAAGCCTACCCAGCAAGCGTATTGTGCGCCAGACAAAATGATGGGATTCTCCCGCCTTTCCCAATTTGGGATGACATACAAACCTTTGACGGAAAGCCGTGGCGAGGAATTGTTGATGTCGTATCTGGAGGATTTCCATGCCAAGACATCTCAGCCGCAGGAAAAGGTGATGGACTTGATGGTGAAAGATCAGGGATGTGGAATCACATGGCGAGGGTGGTTAGCGAAGTACGACCACAATTTGTCTTTGTGGAAAACTCCCCAATGCTCACTACTAGAGGAGGAACAAGAGTCATTGGAGATCTTACCTCGATGGGGTATGACACGAGATGGACTGTTATGGGAGCAGCCGATATTGGCGCAAATCACCAACGGGACAGGATTTGGATTTTGGGAAAGTTGGTCAACTCCAACAACAATGGATCATTTGCCTCCAAAGTCGGAA